CCCCAGGCGGGGCGCTAAAGTACAACCCCGCAACAGGCAAGATCGAGTAACCACCCATGCCATACACCGTCGCACTTCCTGATGGGCGCACCGTTGAATTTCCGGACAGTGTGTCCAGGGAGGAGGCGGCGGCAATCATTCGCCGTCAGTTAGGTGTAGGGGCACAGCCCAAAGAGTCCACCATCGGCAGTGAGCTTGTTCGGGGGGCCAAGCAGCTTGCCTCTACGACCCGCACGGGTATCGGTGCACTGGCTACGCCTGAGGAATCAGCCAGGGCCGGTGTTGAGCGCAGTCAGCAGATAGCTGCTGAAGCCGGTGAAGGCCCGTCCTTTGCTGCACTGCGCAAAGCCTACGAAGAGCGGGGGCTGTTGCCTGCCGCAGGCGAGTTGTTGTCGCAGATCCCCCGGGCGGTCGCTGGGCAGGGTGCACAGCTTGCTGCGATGGCCGGTGGTGCCAAGCTGGGTGCGATGGCTGGTACTGCCGTTGCTCCGGGCGTGGGGACGATTGCGGGCGGCATCCTGGGTGCAGGCGCTACGCTGCTGCCGCAGTTCTTTGGTGCCAACGTCGAGCGCCAAGCTGCCGAACAGATGGGGCGTGGTGAGCCCGTTGACATCAATCGTGGTACTGCCGCTGCTGCCGCAGCAGGCCAAGCTGGTATCGAGGCCGCAGGCACGGCGCTGGTCTTGGGCAAACGCGTGGTCAAGGGTATTCTGGGGGTCACCGATGATGCGGCGCTGACTACAGCCAAGGCGCGTGAAGAGCTTGTCAAGGCTGCTGGACGGTCGCGTCTGGGTGCTGCGGGGCGTGGCGCTGCCGTAGGCTTGGCTGAGATCCCAGTCGAGGTGGCGCAGGCGGTTATCGAGCGCCGCCAAGCGGGGCTGGACGTGCTGTCTCCTGAGGCGCTCAGTGAGTATGGCGAGAACGCCTACCTTGCCGGTCTGGTCGGCCCGACCATCGGTGCAGCCACACGCGTGACTGAGCCCGGTGCTGCCCGCAGGAAGCTGGCAGTAGAAGAGCAAGCCAAAGCTGCTGAGGAGCGTGCAGCCGCAGCGAAGGCGGAGGCTGAGAGGAAGAAAGACCCGGGCTACGCGCTCAAGCTTGACGCTGACTACCAAGCGGCAGTGCAGCGCATGAAGGAGCTTCAGGCGGCGGTGCCCAAGCGCCCCGCCAAAGACTCGCTGCCTGAAGAGCAGATGGCCTACAGGCAAGCCGTCGATGCCCGCAACGCGCACCTCAAGGATGTGCTGCAGCCCTTGGCTGCTGAGTACGTGCCGCGCAAGGCAGAGATTGCTCAGTTGAAGGAGCAGCAACGCGTTGCTGGGATGACTCCAGAAGACTTCTTCTTGGAGCAGCTAGGGGTTAAACCCACTACGGGGCGTGCAGCAGCAGAAGAAGCAACAAGCATTGAGGAGATGGTTAGCAACGCTCCTCCAGCACCAAAACTGTCGCCGTTGGATGCCTACGTTCAAGAACGTGTGTCGCTTGCCCGCGAACAAACTTCGGATACTGCGGATGCTACGGACTACATTGCGTACCTGATGCAAGATCCGGAGATGGCGCGGCGTCTGGTAACAGCGCAAACGCCCATCCCAGGAGTTAAGAAGAGCGTAAGCAACACCGTTCTTGGTGGACTGAAGCTGCAGTTGAAGGCGTACGACGAGCAGCAACGTCGTGAAGCAGAAGCAAGTCGGCCCGATCTGTACGGGCCCGGTGAAACCGCAGACACGTTTGCGCCTTGGAAACAGTCCATTGAAGCGGAAGAGCGTCTGCGTGAAGAAGAGGCGATGGCGGTTGCGCCTGTCCGCAAGGAAGAGGCGGTCATTTCCCCGGAGCGTGAAGAACAGATCAAGGCGCTTGAGACGGCACGCCAACGTTACCGCGCTGCTGCAGACACGTACCTGAAAGCCAAGGGTACGCCCGACGGCCCCCGTGCGCTGCAGCAACTCTTTGCTGCCCGTAAAGAGTACGAATCGTTTGCTCCTGCACCTCTGGTGGGGCAGGCTCCGGCCCCGGTACTGTCTCCTGAAACCGAAGCGCAGCTTGACAAAGCGCTTGCCGAGGTGGCAGGCGAAGCCCCGGCTTCGGCGGAGGAACTGGAGTCCCGTATCCAGCGTCTGGCTGACACGCGCAAGACGGCTATCGCCAAGGTGTCGGAGAACGCATCTGAGCTTGCCCAGTACGAAAAGCTGACCCAGTACATGGGTACTCCCCAAGGGTTGTCGGAAGTTGCCCGTACGCCGGAGATGGCAGAGGCAGCTAAGCGGCGCATGACCCCGATGCTGGAGCAGGCGCAAGCTTCGCGTAACGAGGCGATTGCTGCGGCCATCCAAGAGATCCGACTGCAGCGTGATGCGTCAGGGCTTGTGCCGCTGGACAAGAGTGATGCGGACCTGCAGAACGAGTTCAGAGCCAAGCTCAACGCGGATCTGCAACAGGCCAAGGGCAAAGCCAAGGTCGATGAGAAGAAGCGGCAGGAAGCGATTGCGCAGCAGCTTCAGCGTATCAACGCCCGCATACGTCAGATTGAGGGCGGCGACCGTGCAGGTCGTCTGCTGGGTTACGCGTCTGCGTTCAGGTCTGAGCCCGAGCGTGTTGGGGAACTGAACAACCTGTACAAGGCATACAGGAGCTTGTCCACGCAGCAAGGGCTGACGCCCCAGGCAGCGCAGCTTAACCGTACGCTGCAGAATCTTGTGGACTTCTATACGGTGGGCAGTGGCGCAGCCAAGCCCCGGGTTGTTGCCAAGGGTCCGCGTGAAGCGCGGCGTGAGCTTGTGCTTGGCGAACGTGCATTCACTGGGTACGAGCCCACGGTTGAAGGCACCGAGGTGCGGTACAACAAGCCGCGCAAGATGGCCGAGTACAAGGCCACGCCCGAAGAACAAGCGCTTGTCGAGGATATGCGGGCTCGGGAGCTTGCAGAACTGAACGAGGCTGCAGACCAGCAGTACACACCAGAGACTTCAGACCGGGTCAAGAAGCAGATCTTTGACGCGCTGCGTCAGCGCATCGACAACATAAGTGCGCCCGCCACCCAGGAAGAAGTGGACGCCGCCAAGGCGCAGGCCGCTCCGCAGGATCAGGCCACGGGTGATTTGTTTGCTGCAGCCACGGAGCGTGCACAAGCCGAGTTGCAAACGGCAGGAGAGCGCCGTGCGGCAGCACGCAGTGAGGTTGGCAGGGCGATGGCAGGCATGCGCGGCAAGTCTGCCATCATGGATCAGGCGCAGCGTCTTGCAGAGAAGTTTGGCAAGGACCTTGGCATTGCGCCTGAAGGTACGTTTGCTGCAGCTAAGACCCGTTTGACCCAGGCACAGGCGGCAAAGCGCGGGGCAGAAACGGAGTTCAAGGAGAAGGAACAGGAAGCCCTTCGTGCCGCTGCTGATGACGCGCTGATTGCCCAGCGCAACGCTGAGGCCACCAGCCGCGCAGCGAACAACACGGTCGATGCGATTGAGGCCCGACTTGCTGCTGAGAAAGAGACGCCTGCTGTTGAAGTGCGTACGCCTCCGCGTGCGATGGTGTTGCTGCAGAAAATTGTCGAGTTGCAGGCGCTGATCGGTGGGCGCGGTGCGCAAGTACGCACGTCACAAGCCCCTACAAAGTACTCTCCTGCACAGTTTGTCTTCCGTCGTGCAGCGGCAGAAAAGACCGACGCGGACGTTGGTCCCGTACAAGATGCACTGAATCAAGCAGTCAGTGCCGCCAAGCAAGGCGAGGGCTGGGCATCTGACATCGAGCAGGTGCAGGCGCACATGGCTACGCTTGAGAAGTACCTGTCTCGCCGCGAGGCGCAGGGGCGGTTGCTGCCTGAAGCCGAACTGATGGCAAAGGAGTGGTATCGCAAGCTTGCCGCTCACGAAGCCGCGCTGCGCCGCCCCATGTACGGCGCTGGGCAGTTGACCCCGGCAGAAATCCGCGACTACACGCAGCGCCGCCTTGAACTGGCACAGGCTGAATACGACCGCATTCAACTCCAGATTGATGGGCTGCATCGGCAGTTGCTGGACACGGAAGTTGCGGTAGCCAAGCGTGAAGTGGACCGCATTACCGGCGACATCAATGCGCTGGTGTCGCGCATGGAGCGGCGTGAGGGTGCGGATCTTGCTGGTCAGGAATTGTCTGCACTGAGTGCGCAGTACAAGGACGCAGTAGCAAATCTCGAAGCTGCACAAAAGACTTTTGCGGAGCGCAAGAAAGCAGAGTCGGTTCCGTTCACACGCAAGAGCCCCGGATCTGCGCTTGAGCAGTGGATGAAGGGTGCGCAAGATCGCTTTGACGTTAGCGTGCAGCGGTTCAAGGACAAGCAAGCCGCGCTGGAGCGGCAAGCTACTGCGCCTGCGGCAACCCCGGCCATTACCGCTGCTGAACGTCGCGCCGAAGTTGAAAAGCAGCGCAGTGGCTTGTCGATCCCTGAGTTGCAAGCGCAGCTTGAAGGGGCACTGAAAGCGCAGACTAAGCTCAAGAAACGCGGATCTAAGAAACAGCGCGAGGCGCTTGCCGAGAAGATCGCAGGTTTGCGTGCACAAATCGGGCGTCTAAAAGGCGAAAGCACATTTGGTACGGAATACTACGCGGAGTCTGAACAAGCCCAGGCTGCACAAGATGCGCGGGAAGAAGCAGAAGCACGCGAAGCAGGTAAGGAAGAAACCACCCGAGCAGGACGGCGTAAAGCCGCCAAGGAAATCTTTGGTGTACAACGCACAATCGCCGAAACAGGCGAGGTGCCGCAAGCAACCAAAGACGCTAACAAACTCGACGCCGTCATCAAGAACAACCGTCAAGCTTTTGAGATGGCGGTTGAGCAAGGGTTCAAGTCCACTGCGATTCGACCTCAGAAACGCGGTAAGAGTGCTACGCCCGAGCGGCTGATGCGTACCCCGCTTGAAGGTATTGCGTATCGGTTGCGACAAGAGATCGTAGAGAAGCTTGCGGCACCGCGCACCAAGAAGCAGAACCAAGAACTCAACAGGCTCCGTGAGCAACTGTACGGACTTGAGCAGGCTATCAACACTGCGCCAGTCACGGTTGAAGAACGGCGCAGAACTGCGCGTGCTATCTGGGCAAAGCTGCCCAAGGATATGCGACAAGACACGGTGGACAAGCTCGGTGGCCGCCTGCCTAGCGGCGGCATCAGCATGTCGTTCTTTGATCGGTTTGCGGATGCGCTTGAGACCACGGTAATTCGTGAGCGCCTGGGTCAGCCGATCAGTCAAGCGCCGGTCACAACTATGACCAAAGCGGAGCTTGCACCCATCCAGGCGGAGACCGAGAAGCGCGTGGCAGCAACGATGGCTGCTACCGAAGAACTGCGAACCAAGTACTACGAGCAGAAAGAGAAGGAGCTTTCAGACAAGGCTCGATTGAAGGGGACCATAGACGAGGCCACGCAGCGGCAGATTGAGAAGGAAGCCAACGAGTTTGCGGATCGTGTGGTGCAGCGCATCAAGGAGGAAGAGGCTCGGGAAGCAACCCAGCGCATGACGGAGCCGATGCGAGGCAAGCCGAGGGCGGGGGAAGACATTGAGTTCTCCCGTGGCAAGCCTGCTGAGGGGTTGACCAAAGAGGAACTGATTGCCGAACTTGAGCGTGCGCTCGGTCAGAAGGGCTTGCTGGATACGCAAAACGTACTGATCGTTGTAGAGAGCCTTGCAGAACTTAAAGAAGGGAACGTAACTACGCAAGTCGGTGCGCGTAAAATGGCCCCAGTTTCCGCGCTTAGAAAACGCCGTGTATCGCTCCCTCCCGCGCTTAGAGACAACCTGGACACTATTCCTGATGATGCCAAGGGTTTTGTCTACGATGGCAAAGCGTACCTAATTGCCGAGAACATTGGCAAGGACCATGCGCTGGGCGTGCTGCTCCACGAGGTGGGCGCACACATCGGTTTCCGTAACTTTTTCAATACCGCGCAGTACAACGCGCTGGTTGAAACCGTTAAGCGCTGGAGCAATTCGAAAGCCAACACGCTTGAAGCCAAGATCGGTCGCGCCGCAAAGGAACGGGTAGAGGCTGCAAAAACACCAGAAGAGCAGGTCAATGACGAACTGCTTGCTTATGCAGTTGAAGAGGCATTCAACGCTGGCGTGGAGCCCAGCGGGGTCAAGAGCGGCAACGCAGTCCAGAACTGGCTGCGGATGATTGTTGACGGCTTCAAGCGTGCGCTGGAGAAGTTTGGTCTTGCGCCTCAGAAACTGAAGGTCGGTGACCTCGTCAACATGGCTTACGGTGCCGCTAACCTGGAGCTTCGTGGCACTTGGCACGGCACTGGCAAACCCTTTAAGGAGTTTGACTTTACGTACATGGGCAGTGGCGAAGGTGCCCAGATATTTGGTTGGGGAACGTATCGTGCACGCGCACACAGCACTGCAAAATTTTATCAACGGCAGGAAGCAGAGAAGCAGCTTCGCCAGTGGCAAAACGATCCAAAAATAAAAGAGTGGCAAGAGTCGCTAACTGAAAGCATTATGTTTGACGGGCGTAAACTGTCTTCTGAAAGAGACCGGCTTGAAAAGCTAATGCGAAGCAGCGATCCGGATACGAGCCGTAAGGCTTTTGCAAGTTCGTACGTGTTTGATCTTTTGGCGCACAGAGCTAGAGAAAACAATTTTACATCTGCTCCGGCAGAAGTAGCAAGAAAGATTCGAGACAAGGGCGAACTTATTGGTATGGAAGACGAGGAGCGTTTAGCCGCGTTGCAAGTAATTCAAAATATTGTTGACGGTACGCTCAAAGTTGACATGCCTTTTGTTGACGATTCTAGTTTCCAAGATACGTTTTACTATAAGAATACCGCTTATATAGACTCACAAGAAGATGTAGATCTTTGGGCAGAGATGCGTACTCTCTTGAACGAAGCCATAGAAAATGCAAAGAACGACACGCAAGAAGCTGTTGAAAAAGAGTTTAAGCGGCTTCACGCAGAAGAATTAGCGTCTTACGACAGCTTGTCGGGCGGCAGCAAGTACTTCACGAAGCTTGCCAAAACTCTGCGCGCGATAGATGTGGACGCGCTGGTGTATCACCCAATACCAAAACCGCCAATCCCTGAACCTAAAGGTGCATTTGCGCGGGTAATGTCAACGCGTCCCGACGAAGAATACTACGTGCTCGACTTGCCGTTAGATAAACAGTCGTCAACGGTCCAGGCCGCTATTACGAATTTGCTGAACAGTACTGACGCGGTTAAGGACAAAGCGGAACTACGTAGTGTGTTAAATGCAAAAATGGCTGGTGATGACCGAGCGCGTGACTTAGCGGATGCACTGAGTTGGATCCCCGCAAAACAAACGCAAGCACCCACGAGCAAAGCGCCGGCCATGAAACGCCGTTCCGATAAAGCGATTTCGTATTTGCTTCGTGAGTACGGAATTGCAGGGTACAAGTACCTTGACGGTGTAAGTCGAGACCGACCCATCACTAGAGACAGCAAGTTCAACTACGTAGACTTCTACGACAAGGACGAAGGCCCTGCCATCGTGGCGTGGGACATCGACCGCGTTGGCCCCGCCGAAGGCATCCTCTTCTCCCGCAACCTCCCCACCGCATCACGCGTAGCTAACCAGATCATTGGCAAGCAGCCGACCGTTCTCGACAGCATCAAGAAGAACCTCTTCGGGCTGAGCTTCCGTACGCAGGTGATTGACGCCCTGGCTCCCCTAGAGCAGATTGCCTACACCAGCATGGATGCGCTCAAGGGAGCGCAGATGATGTACTACCTGCGCAAGTACGGCATGCGCAACAACATGACGCAGGAGGCTATCGAGAACGGAGTCGCCCAGGTCCAAGAGATAACGCGTCCTGACGGCCAGAAGGAGCGCATCATCGAGGCGGTCCAAGGGGCCAACATCAAGGACATCGTCAAGCGCCTTGCGGCAAAAGACGTGATCAAGGAAGCAGGCAGCGCCGACGCAGCCAACCGGCTGTTCACGCTGTACATGTCTGCGATCCGTGGCGAGAACAAGGGCTTTGACAAGCTGAACTTTGGCCGTGCCGCAGCGCTGAGTGAACTGCAGAAGATCGAGCGTGAGCTTGCCTCCCCCCGCCTGGAGCCGCAAGAGAAAACTCAACTGAACGCCCGCAAGGCGTACCTTGAGAAGAACCTCGACAGCATGCCCACCGAGGCAGATTTCCGCGCTGCCAAGGCGGAGATCGACGCCAACCCGACGCTGAAGAAAGCGTTCGATGAGGCGCGGGAGATGTACAACGAGTACAACACCGACCTGCTGAACTTCTTGGTGCAGACGGGTGCGATCAGCAAGGACGAAGCGGCCCGCCTGCTGCGTGCTAAGGACTACATCCCGTACTACCGCATGCGCGGAGGCAACGCCGAGTTGATGATTGGCGGTGAGACGCCCATCCGCATTGGCAACCTGAAGGACAGCCCGCACCTCCAAGAGCTTGTCGGCGGTGAAGAGCCTATCTTTGACTTCCTCACCAGCAGCGTGCAGAACACGTCGATGCTGCTCGACATGGGGTTGCGCAACATCGCGGCCAAGAACGTGGCCTACGAGCTTGCCGATGCAGGGCTTGCAAGCAAGCCAGCCAGAGCGGGCAAAACAGGCGCTCCCAAGGGCACGCTGGAGTTCAAGCTCGACGGTGAGGACTACTTCGTACGTGTAGACACCGACTACATCGGCGTGCCGTCTGACCTGCTGGTCAAAGGCATGGCGGGCATCCCGACGATGTTGCCCCAAGGCTTGCGTCTGATGGGTATCCCTGCGCAGATCCTGCGCCGTGCAGTGACCTCCACACCGGTCTTTGCTGCCAAGCAGTTGTTCCGTGACTCGCTGGGTGCCTACATGCTCAGCGGCTCTGATGCGCCTCCGTTGCTCAGTGCCGTCAATCAACTGCGCAAGGCATCGCCGCTGAAGGCCCGGGGCGTCACGGGCGGGCAGACGTTCACGGGCACCACCGAGGACATCAGCCGTCTGCTCAAGGAGATGCAGGAGGGGCGTCCAGGCTGGATGAAGGCGTTCACCAAGATGGAGGCGATGGCGCACAAGGCCGATGCTGCCACGCGCCAGTCCCAGTACGAGAGCTACCGTGCGCAGGGGCTGTCCGACATGGAAGCCGAACTTATGTCGCTGGAGTCGATGAACTTCAGCAAGCGTGGGTTGTCACCCACCATGCACATGGCAAGCATGTTGGTGCCTTTCCTGAATGCGCAGATCCAGGGCCTGGACGTGCTGTACAAGGCAATGACGGGCAATATGCCGTTCAACGACAAGCTCGACATCCAACGCAAGCTGTTCACACGTGGCGCGTCGATGTTCGCTCTCACGATGGCTTACGCCGCAGCCATGCAAGACGACGAGGAGTACAAGAACGCTCCGCCCGATGTGAAGTACGGCAACTGGTTTGTGCGCCTGCCTTTCCTTGACGAGATGGCCGGAGAGAAGGTCACGCTGCGCGTACCGATCCCGTTTGAAGTCGGCTACATCTTCAAGGCACTGCCTGAGATGCTGTACAACAGCATGAAGAGTGACCGAGGAGCAAAGGAAGCCTTTGAGGCGCTCAACCACATCCTGATCCAGATCGTTCCAGGCGGCAGCAGTATGGTGCCTATCGAAATTGGCGGAGCCAAGATCCCGGTGCCGGTGCCCATCCCTGCAGCCATGAAGCCCGTCATCGAGGTGGGCTTGGGCAAGTCGTTCTTCACTGGGCGTGATCTTGAGTCGGCGCGAGAGCAGCAAGAGGTTCCGGGTATGCGTTACCGGGAGCGGACTTCTGAGATTGCCAAGTACATCGGTGAGTCGGTGAACTTTTCACCAATCAGGATCGAAGCACTTGTCAACGGGTACACAGGCGGGCTGGGGTTGCTGGCGCTCCAAGCACTGAGCTTGCCGCTGCCGAAAGCGGATGTGGTGGTGCCTGAGAAGCGCTGGTCTGAACTGCCGTTGGTGGGGCCGATGTTCCAGCCCGCAGACGCCAGCAACATCATCGATGGTGTGTATAAGGACTTCCAGAAAGTCACACAGGCTAAGACCACCTACGACAACCTGATCGTGAAGGGTGAGACCGGCAAGGCGCAAGCGTTCTTGCAGGAGAACCTGCAGTTGATCATGATGAATCAAATGGCGGGGGAGTACCGACAGATGATGGGTGAGTTGACCAAGAACGAGCGCATCATCCGTGGATCGAAGCTCACCGAGGAAGAGAAGCGCAAGCTGGTGGATCAGATCAAGGCTGCGAAGATTCAGATTGCTGCTTCCGTACGGGCGGTACTCGAAAGAAAAGAACCCCAAGCCGCCCCTGCCTGATACCGAACTGGGCGCGGGCATCCTTGATGTGAAGCGGGACTGCAGCCAGCAGTCCCGCCTGTCGCACAGCCTCTAGGTCAAGCGCAGGGACGAAGAACCCCTGCCCCTTCTCAAGCCGGTCCCACGGATAGTGCCGCAGCATTGTGAGGGTCTTCTTCTATCGGTCGGCCTATACAGATCGTGCGCACGCGCATCTGCGGGCCTCGAGTCTTCGCCATCATGTCCTTGCGCTCGAAGCCGACCGTGTACCCGGGCATGGCCTGTATCTGCTTCTTGAACGCGTCGTAGCCGAAGGACATCGCCACGCAGTGCGACTTGAGCATCTGCTCCTCGATGAAGTACTCCACGTAGTTCTTCTTGTTGATGCCGTGCTCCACCCGGCCCATGACCTTGCTGCGCGTGACCGTCTGGTCGATCTCCTGCCCTGAGCCCAGCGCTGCCAACAGAGCGCCGTTGCTCTGGCGGATCACCACGAACTGCCCGTAGTTCTCCCGAGTGAACGCGTTCAGCACATCCTCTGCCGTGCGCCCGCCCGTCTTGATCACCTTGCGGGCTTTCTCCACCAAGCTCTTGAGGAACTCGATGATCTTGTCCACCGGCAGGTCGATGATGCCTGCGTACCTACTTGAAGCAAGAATCGCACCGGCAATGATTGCGCCGCAGCCAGCGGCCCAGTAGCGCTCATCGCCCGACATCTTCCACTCGACCTTGATCTTGCGGATGCACTCCTTGGTGATGCGCTCCGCCGTCTCTTGATTCTGCACCAGCCAGCGCACGTAGATGTCGCCCGCCACGCCGTGGTTGTGCACGGGGATCTTGAGGAGGTCTTCCTCCTCCGGCGTCCAGTTCAGCTTGACCTCAGGCGTCCACTCCAGCATGCGCAGCAACTCGCCCTGCGAGGTGTGCTGACGAGCGCCGGACATGTAGTCCTGCATGTGGGTGTTGGAGGTCAGGAAGACCAGCGTTGCCCACGACACGAGGTTCAGCCGCTCACGGTTGTGGTGCGCCTCGCTCTTCTCCTTGCCCTGGCCTTCCGAGGCGTCGAAGATGAAGCCTGGAAACCACTCCATGTCCTGCCGAGACTTGTGCGTGATCTCGTCCGATGTGAACGGCAGGCTGTTGAGGTTGCCCATGCGCTGCTGCATGGTCACAGGCGAAGTGCTCTTGCCTGTGCGGTAGCGGATCGGATGGCCCCAGATCGAATTCAGCAAGCTCAGTGCCAACGACTTGCCCGTGCCGCTGTCGGTGGACCCGCCATGTATCGTCAGCGCCGCCATCTGCGTGAACTTCATCAGCGGCGCACCGAACCCCATGCTGGCGATGCCCAGCAGGTCGAACTGCTTCTTGCGCATGAGCATCTGTGGGAAGCGTCTCCACTCCTCCAGCGTGCCCTGCGACCGCGTGACGCGGGTGAGGTTCGCCAAGTCTGGCATCGGCACCGTGCGCGTGCTGCCGTCTTGGAAATACACCTTGCCGTTGTAGACGAACGTGCCATCCTCCTGCCAGCCGTACTGGCCTGGGATCTTGATGGCCTTCTTCGTGACGCTGGCATCCTCGATGCAAGCGCGGATGTACTCGAACAGGTTCTTGTCGTTGCCTGCGCCGAACGAGGCGATGATGTTCTGCTGTGCCAACGTCTTCAGGCACTCATCCTTGGACACGGTGTAGCGCTGTGCCATCAGCACATCGATGGGAGCGCCGGGTCGGTTGGCGACCATGTGCACGGTGTGCTCACCGTCCTTGTTCAGCAGGTCCACGACGAACAGATCGTAGGGCACGATCATGATCTGATGCTTGCGCTTGGTGCCGTCAGCCTCCTCCACCATACGCTCGACAAACACGCCGCCCTTGGCCCCGTAGGAGTAGCCCTTGGGTGGGATTGGGCGTGTGACTGTGACCGGTGGTGCCTCGGGATCGTCCGGGTCCACGGGCGTGATCTCGATCCGCTTCTCGGTGTTGTCAGCCAGGATCTCGCGCCCAAGCGCCAGGGGGTTGGTGATCTTGCCGAAGTGCTTGCAGCCTTCGCAGATGCCCGGGTTCTCGCTGTCGAACTTCAGGCACGGGTACGGGCCCTTGATCTCGCGCAGCTTGGTCTGCATGCGCTCAGGCTCGTAGGGGTGCAGGCTGCTCAGCCAGACCGCAGCACGCTCACCATCCGCACACTGCTTGGCCTGGGACAGCCAGCCACGCCACTGGGGCTCCATGCCGTCATCAGCGGCGTGCTCAACGAAGTGCGCAAGCTGTGCGCAACCATCGCCTGCTGCCGTGCGCTGCATGATCAGCTTGAACTTGGTGACGCTGTTCTCCACCAGCTTGACGTTGCTGGCTACGGGTGCCTCGATGCGCTTGCCGGGGATGTCGAGCGGTGCGCGAGACGGTGCTGGTGCATTGACACTGGTCGGCCCCAGCGCTGCCGTGATGGCCTGCGCGAAGTCTTCGAAGCTGCATGCGGTGCCCTCGGCCATGATCTTGACCGAGCGTGGGGTGCCGTACTTCTTTTTGAAGTTGAGCGTGCCCGGGATGCGCAACACGCGGGCCGCGTCGGCGGTGACCGTCATGTCGATAGACAGCGCTTGCTGCTTGCACAGGCGCTTGAACGCCTCAGCCACAGGCTTCCAGATACCCACAGCAACGGGATGCGTGAAGGCCCAGTAGCAGTGCAGCCCGCCGCCTGATGCGACGATCCACGGAGTAGCCAGCCCCTCAAGCCCTGTGGTCTCAAGGAAGCCACCCAGCGCTTGTGCCGCGTCTTTCTTCGTGGCGTACCCGTCCATGTCGATGAACATGGATCGCACGTACTCGGCGTTGTCTGCCGTGCGCTTGCCCGACTCCTCGAACGTCGCCAGCGCGAAATAGATGTCCTTGCTCTGTGTCAGCCATTGGTCAGCATGACGCTGTACCTCCTTCAGATCTTCAACGAAAACGTGTTGCTTCTTCTTGGAAGAAAGCTCTGCTGCGCAGTAGTACCCAAAACCGGGTGGCGGAAGCACAGCCGCTAGAAACTCAAGCGGTTCCATGAAGCTCCCGGGGGGTTACTTGAGGTCGTCCAGCAGCGTCTCTACCGCCTTGATCAGCGCATCGCACCAGTCCTTGGGCAAGCCGTTGTCGTTCTTGAGGTAGGCATACCGGACCAGTTCCTCTGGCGTCAGGCTTGAAGGTTGAATTCCTTGCATATTTGCACCCATGCGGTTTCTGCGTTCTTGGCGGCTCTGAGGATCTCGATCAGGCGCTCGACGCGGGGTTGATACGGATTGAGAACATCGCCGCCCAGCATCCAGTTGTAGACGGTTTGGCGTGATGCCCCAGTGGCTTTGGCGAGGCGCAAGACGCTGAAGTCCAAGCTCACAGCAAGACGCCCGAGCGTGTTGCCCAGGCTCTTGGGAGCGTCCTTCACCGCCAGCACGGTTTTGACAGAGTAGGTCATGGTGTTAAGAGGGGGCCGAAGCCCCCATCAAAGTCACTCATCATCCCAATCAGCCGCCAGCTTGGCAAGAGACGACTTGGGTGCAGCGGGTGCAGCCTTCTCTTCCTTGCGCACGGTCGGCTCGACGGTCTCCTCAGCCTCTTCCACCGGCTCAGCCTTGGCCTTGGGAGGACGGCCACGCCGGGGTGCAGGCGGCGGTGCCTCTTCCTCTTCTTCCTCAGCCGCAGGAGCGGGTGCGGGCTTGGCAGCAGCCTTGGGGGTGGGCTTGGTGCCCTCCAGCTTCATCGGCTCGACCTTGTCGGTCTGCGCCACGGTCATGGTGATCGCACGCTTGGCGTCCTCAGACTGACCCTGCTCCGCAGCCGAGGCGTACTCGTCCTCGCTCAACCAGCGCATCGGCTTGAAGAACAGCTTGGGGCTCTCCGACTTCGTGTCGAACTTCATGCGCGTGACCAAGGTCTCGGGAGAGACGCCCTGCGCAGCCAGATACCGGGCGTACGCTTGCAGCGGACGGTTGTCGCCTTCCTCCTTGCCGAAGATGGACGTGGCAGGCAACTGAAGCTGCATGACATCACCGTCCACATCGTTCGCCAGCACCACTGCCAGACGCTGGCTGTAGCGGCAGGCACGGCTCTCGCCATTACCGGAGCCCTTCACGTTCTGCGGGCACGAGGCGCAGTTGGTGGCCTGGGGGGTGGCTGCGCTGGCGTCGGGCTTCTCGCCGTCAGCCGACCAGCAGTCAGGGCCGCTGGGCGTGTCGCCGTCGTACGCCTTCATGTAGAACGTACGCCCGATCTTGGGAGCGGCGTTGACGACAACCACATCGAGGAAGCGCTCATCGACAGCGGCAACTTCCTTGCCGTCCACCATCAGGCGGAACACGCCGCCCTTGATCGAGATGCGCTTGCCGCCACCACCGGCACCCCCTGCGAGGGACTTGGCGAGGGCAGACAGTTCGCCCTTCTTGGCGAACGCGGGAACGGCAGAGCCGGAGAAAAGTGCAATGTTGCTCATGTGTAGCCTTTCACTTAGTTGAGGGTTTTCTCACAGAGATGTCGAACTCGGTGTCCGAGTTCAAACCTGGGGGGATGGCCCCAGGGTTTTCTTCCAAGAACAACTTCATGTTGGACTGGGCGATGCGCTTCTCCAGCAGGTCGAGCGCGTCGTGTTCCACCATGAACTTCTTGAAGCTGTCCCAGTCGTTGGTGTAGTACCGGGTCTTCTCCATCAGCGAGACGGTGCCGTGGTCGGTGCGCAGGGACTTGACCCCCGTGCCCCGCATGCGGTCCTTGATCTCGTTCTTGACGGACTGTTGCTGCTCCTTGATCGCCTCGATCTGGGCGTCGAGGTCTTGGATGGCCGAGCGCATCTTCATGTAGATGCGGACCAGCCTGTCTACGGGCAATTCGTCTTCCATGCTTTCTCCTTTTTTGAGTTAGTGTCCAACACTGTACATTGTCAAACTGACTTCGGCAACCCCCTTCCTGAAATTTCTTCTTCGAACAACTTGACCAGCAGGGCGTTGTCGTCCACCTTGCTGGACAGGGCCTTGAACATGCGCTTCTCGACCGGCGACCCCTCGATGTGGATCACGGTGACCTTGTCGGAGTTCTGCCCCTTGCGGTCGGCCCGGGCGATGCACTGCACGTACTGCTCCACGCTCATCAGCGGGCCGTAGAAGATCACGGTGTCCGCCGCAGTCAGCGTGATGCCGTGCGCTGTGGCCTGGGGCTGCATGACCAGCACCCTCGGGTTGGGCTGCGTCTGGAAGCGCTTGATGATGTCGCCTCGCTTGGTCGCCGTGACCCCGCCGTGGATCTCCTCGCAGGCCACACCGTTCTTGGTGAGGAAGGCGCTGATGGTGCTGATGGCAGCGCGGAAGAGCGCGAACACGATGACCTTGCGGTCTGTCTGCTCCAGCGCCTCGAGCAGGACGTTCAGCCTTGGCGTGGCGTCGAACTCGACCACCTCTTGGTTGTCGGTGTAGGACACCCCGGTGCTGATCTGCAGGAGCTTGTTGAGCACGCCCGCTGCGTTCACGGCAGTGATCGTCTCGCCCGCAGCCATCGCCACCATCTGGTCGCGCAGCAGGTTGTAGTACTTGGCCTGCTGTGGCGTGAGCGGCACCTCACGTGTAGTCGTGAGCACAGGCGGCAGGTCCAGGCACTGCGCCTTGGTGAAGCGTATGGCGGGCTGCAGCGCAGCGAAGACCCGGTCAGCAGCGTCGGGCTTGGGAGCCCACTTGAACATGGTGATCTTCTGCATCACCTGATCGCGCCACGCCGTGTAGAACTTGGGCACGTTGGTCGGGTTGACCAGCCGAGCAAGGCCGTACGCATCCACAGGAGACTGTGCAGCGGGCGTGCCCGTCATCATCCACAGGTACGTCTCGGGCTTGATGATTGAATTGAGTGCTTTCCAACGTCTTGTTTGTGGGTTCTTATATGCGTTGGCTTCGTCCACGATGACGAGGTCGAAACGCCCGTCGTTGTTCACCTCATTCGCAATCAAGTTCAGGCCCTCGTAGTTCGTGATGACGAACTCGTAGTCCTCCTGTATCAACTCGATGCGGCGTGCAGCTTGCGAATGATGGGCCACCACTGCGCTCCTGTGGATGACGGAGTTGCCCAAGTCCTGCATCCATGCGCTGTGCATGATCGACAGGGGGCACAGGATCAGGCACCGCCTGACCTCACCGCGCTTCATCAGGTAGTCAGCCGCCCACAGGGCGCTGAGGGTCTTGCCCGTCCCGGGTTCTGACAGCACGAACGCACGCCGGTTGAACGTGAGGAACGCTGACGTGTCGCGCTGGTGGTCCATCGGGCGGTAGCGCCCAGGCCACTCATACCTCCCCTGGATGGGAGAGGGGACGTTCTTCACACCCAGGTTGCGCAGCACACGCGTCTCATCAAGGCCCCAGTGGACAGCGACTTGGTAGCCACCCTCGATGGGCAGCACCTTGTGCTTGGGGATGATGCTGTAGCGGTGCGGGTGTCGGGTGTTGAAGAGCAGTATGCGGTTGTCGAATATCTCCAAGTGCTTTCTCCGTTGTTTTACTTGCCGTTGTCCGCTTGATTCGCTTTCTTTGAGCGCAGCCGCAGGTTGCCTGCGGTGCTCTTGCCACCCTTGCGCAGCGGCTTAACGTGGTCGATGTCCTTGCCTGCGCGGTCGATGCCCTCCTTGTCGTAGGCCCTGCGTGCGCGTTGGCGCTCGATCTGATCGGCGGTCTCTCCGGTCGCCTTCTGCAGCTTGTACGCGTGCTTGTAGTCACGCTTGCCGTTGACTTGCGTCATATCAACTCCTCTTGGTATTGAACGTACATTCCTTGACGGGGCACCATCCGCACAGCGGGCTCTGTGAGGGGTTCCACACGTCGAACTCGTGCGCTGCCTCAAGCTTGGCAACGCGCTCCCGGTAGTCCCACCACGCAGCCTCTGCGTCTTCGTAGGACATCTTGTGCTTGACCATGCTGCCCTTGACGATGAAGAACAAGGCAGACGAGACAGAGCGGATGTGGGGGAAGTGGGCAAACACCATCAGGGACATCAGCGTTAGCTGGTCCCTGTCTGGATACTTGTCATTGCCCGTCTTCCAGTCCACCACCCGGGCCGTCAGGTTGTCGTCATCCACGATGAGCAGGTCCGCGATGCCGCGCACCCACCTGTCGTCAGACTTGAAGTCACAGGGTCGCAAGTCCTTGGTCAGCGCCATCTCATGCTCAAACAGCTTCCTCCCAGGCTTGGCAAGGAGAACGTCTACGACTGGCTGGAAGATCACGAACTCTGGCGGCAGCGGTGTGCCGTCACGCCCGTAGTCCTCGATGGCCTTGTGAACATCCTTGCCGTAGATGGTGTGCTTGGTGTCTGTGAACGGGAAGCGCTTCAGCACCGTCACTTCGTGATACTGCCGCGCACACTGTTCAAACTTCTTCAGGCCTGAATGGCTCCAAGTGACTGCGTTACCCATTAGATCTCCGCTGTGTTGATGACCTCGTTGAGCCGGTTGGCGAAGCGTGTGACGAATTTCTCGTTGTTCCACAGCCGGTGGTTCATGTCCTGCAAGATGGCGTGAGTGACCTCGTGCCAGAAGGTGTCGGACACCTCCTCGGTCTTGAACGACCGGCCCGTCAGGTTGCTGGTGGTGGCGATGGTGACCACACGCGTGTCGTGGTCCACCTCACCCATGTGCCCCCGGCAGGGCATCGTGTCCACCATGCGCACGGTGAACGTCTTGTTACTGAGTTTGAACTTCTTGGGGGTTTGCAAAGGCTTTCTCCTTTTCTTCGAGTAACGCAAGCGTGGCTTGCAGGATGCGGTTCTCAACACCCAGGTGAGTGGTGAGTTCACGCGCTTGTCCATACTTGCGCTCAAGGCACAGGTCGTGGATTGCTCGGGCCATGCGCTCGATCTCCATGAGCGGCATGGCGTAGTCGGTGATGGTGTTCATCCTTTTGCCAGCCCATAGCGTCTGTTAGCACCGCCGTCTGCAGCCAGGGGAATCCCCGGCATGTAGCTCGGCTGCACGGTCATGCAGGCCAGAAGGTAGTCTTTGGCCTCATCTGCTTCACTCTCCGGCGCGATACACAACGCCTCGTCGTGCACGGTTCCACAGACCGGATACCGCTTTCCTATGCGCAGCATCCCGTCAGTCATCACACAACGCGCCGTGCCCTGCACCACGTTGTTCGTGACCTTGCCCGCGTAGAGCTTGCTTCGCTTGCCGTCCTTGCCGTCAGCGTAGCTCCACTGGACTCGGCCCTTCTCGTCTTGGTCAGGGCGGAGGTCAGGATACCGCACAGACATGCCGCTTGGCAAGACGATTTCGCCCTTGCGGAAGGTCAGGCACTTGTGCGTGTACTCCTTGCCCTTGTACAGGCTCTGCTCGATGAGGATGCCCATCAGTTCCCAGAACGCCACCACCGGCCACGAGGCCGTGCGGTACTTGTCGATGATGGCCTTGGCTGCGAGGCAGTGGATGGCAAGCTCAAGGTCGGTGCAGGTGTGGGGGATCTCCTCCATCTTCTTGATGTTCTCATCCCAGGACAAGAACTTCTGCACGTCAGCGCCGACAACGCCAAGCTGCTTCGCCTCTTCCCTTGAGTACCGCTTGGGTGGTGCACCGAGGAACCCAGTAAGCAACTGCGCCGCGAAGCTGGCCCAGCCTAGCTGGTAGCCTGCGCCCAGCAGGGCTGACTTGGCCGACTGCCGCTCCACCGGGTGACTGTCCTTGGACATGCCGGGGATGTTGAACATCTCTGCACCGAAGCGTGCGTACGGATCACCGCCCGAGCGGAAGATGTTGATCAGTTCTTGGTAGTCCGCCAGCCACGCCAGCACACGCGGCTCGATCTGCGAGAGGTCACCGACCACGATGACGTGTCCCTCAGGGGCCATGATCGCCTTACGCAGAAAAGAGCCCCTCTTCAAATTCTGCATGTTGATCGCGCTGCCCTTGGCTGCAGTCCACCGGCCTGTGGCTGCACCGTAGTAGCTCAGGGGCACCGGCAGGTCGCCCCGGTCAGCAATGTCGAGGAAGCGCTGCGCACGTGTGCGTTCGCTGGTGCTCTTGACCTTCAGCCTTGCTTCGCAGAGAAGCGCAACATCCTCATTCTCATGATTGAGTAGCGCCTGAAACAGCGCATCATTCTTAGCGAGAGCGAGCGCTTCCTCACCGGTAGTCTTGCTGATCTTCGTTGGCGGATCAATGCCAAGTGCTTTAAGCGCCTGCGCGAACTGTTGATTCGACGCAAGCGTAGCTTCTTCCATGCCGAGCTTCTGTAAAAGTCCTTCACGTGCATTCCTTTCTTCTTCAATTGCCTGCGCCAGCATCTCCTTGTCAAGCTGCAGCAGCGGGCGGGTGTACATCTTCAGCGTCATGTCGATGAGCTTCAACTCCTTGGTCGGGTAGCCCTCGATCAAGCGCAGGAAGATCTGCTCACACAGGTAGGTGTCGTGCTTGCAGTAGTCGGCCAGCTCCTGTTCGACCGCGAACGGGATGCTCTCCAGCATGCCATCGGTGCTGTGCACCGCCTTGCCCTTGGGAGGAAGCTCGAACGCCTCGGCCAGCGTAGCCAGACTGTTGCCCACCTCCACGCCACGTAGCGCCCGGGCCATGCTGAGCGTGTCGAAGATGAACGCGGGCTGGATGCCGTACTCCCAGGAGAGGATCGTCACGTCGAACTGGGCGTTGTGAGCAAGCACAGCAGTGCGGGACCAGTCAATGCTGGACTTCCAGCGCCTGATGCGGTCGCTGCGTACCCACACCGGGATCTCGTCGGTGCCCACTTCCTTCCAGCACAGCCCCCACGCCTTGAAGCGCGGGTCGCGGACGTACTCTTCAGTAGTCATTTTGCTGAGCGTGTATTCGGACCGAGACCATGCGGTCTCGAAGTCCAGCACGATGATCTTGTCGTATGGTGCGGCGCTCAATGCGTTTCTCCTTTGCGTTGCAGGTCGTTGGCGACCATGTTGGTGATGAACATCTCAGCGGCCTGCGTGACGATGTGGCCCGTGTCGTTTGCCGAGGAGTTGACACCCATGATCTTGAGCATCTCCTCGTTCTCGACCAGCAGAAACACGCCGTGGTTCTTCTCATGCAAGAAGCAGCTACCCACCATGAGTATGGCCCGCACGAACTGGTCCGCCTCATCTGCAGGAAGCGCAGCGATGCGCTCCATCATCGCTACCATCTCGATGCGTTGCTTTAAGCTGTCTGTGTCTACTGTGCCCATGATTGCCTTTCTGCGAACCACTCTTCCAGTAGTTCAAGTGTATCTTCCCTGACCACCATCGCGGACCCACCGGCACGGTGGATGTCTGCCATCTCACGCTCTTGTAGAGCGGTGGGCTTGTTGAAACCGGCCTTGCATTCTACACCAAGGAACATGCCTCGGTAGCAGACAATGATGTCTGGGATGCCTGCTCGACCGTAGCCGTTCTGTGCAGGAAAGAAGTAGTAAGCGCGGTACTTCTTGATGATCTCGACGCACTTGGCTTTGACTTTACTTTCCGGGGTTGCCATCGTTGAATTCCTCCACTTCAATGAGCTTGTCGATGTAATGACGGGCCTTCTTCAGGTCTTGCACACCGCCCTTGTGTCGCCAGCGGGACAGATACTTGACGGCATTGCCGTCGAGATAGCCTAGCTGCCAGTCGAGGATCACATCCCACGTTTCGTAGGTGTGTTGTTTGTAGTGAGCGCCGCCCACTTGGGTTTCGTTTGCTGCCATGATGTTGAGGTGTTGTTGGGGGTTGAGGGGGACACACAGATTCCTAGCCCCCTCGGTCTAGGTTCAGGGAGATGCACCATACGCATCAAAATCAGCGGGCACGTATGGTGCGCAAGAAATGGCTTCACATCTGTGAGGCTAGAACCACGCTTGCAGCTATGTATGCAACGCCCGCTAAAAATCTGCTACGCCGACTTCTTCGGCGCTTTTGTATTTGGATTTTCGTATTGCTTTGTTGACGACGAGGGTGTCACCTCGGTAGCTGTAGAGGAAAGGCCAACAATTCGTTCCTCCGTGTTGAACCTGTGCAGGTTCGCGCACTGGTAGCGACGGCGGCGCGATCCATCTCTCCTGAGAACCGACTCCAGCACTTCCGTCCAGGCGTTGCATGTCGGACATTTCATTCTCCTTCTTTCTCCACAAAATCCCCATTAGGACACGGACCATGCCCGGTCCACGGGCCGATCCACATTTGCCGCCCTGCGGCGGGATGCACAGGATTTATGTGCATGTTCCTTGCACATTGTTTGCACTGCTCAAGCAAGGGGTTGCTCTCACAGCGGGCGAAGTCTTGGGGTAGGTAGTTCATGCCAACTCCTTTATCTTTGCCAGAGCTTCATTCAAGGTGAAGATGGCGTTACCTGATTTGGTGCCAGGGTGGAGTTCTTCGCACGCAGCTTTTCTTCCACTGCTCGGGCAAACTCAACCATTTCAGCATCGCTTCTCGGCTCGTTGTACAGCGGGTAAATCTCCTCATTCGTCAGGCCCACCCATGTGCGCTTAAAAGATTTGTCTAACAAATGAAGATTGCACAATTCACTGGCTTGTTTGCATTTTGGGCAGCGCATCATTACTGATGTATTCATGTGTTCAACTCCTTCAGCTTTTCCTTGATACCATGTGCGGCCTCGACCGCTCGGGCGTATTCCCGATGCTCCCAGTCTGCACTCATAGGCTCACGCCATAGGCGATCAAGCTCCTCGTCGCTCAGGGGCTCGCGGCGGGGTGGGTGGGTGTAGAGGGCATGTTCCCGGCGTCCCGGTTCACTCCAATACCGTAGTCCATGAATGGTGCCATCTTCCTCAATGTCGCACCACGCCACCGGCTCCTGCACCGTCTGCTCCAGCGCGGCCTTGAGGGCGGCGATGGTTTCTCCAAGGTGTTCAAAGTAGCGGTTGACGGCTCGCGCCTCCAACGCCTCCAGCGCCTGCTGGGCGGCGGTACGAAGATCGCTCATGTCAGTCCCTCCAAATCGTGGGGGTCATTCAAACCTCCCGAGAACATCAGAGATCAAAGATCGGCATTCGGGTATCAAGTCATCCGGGTTGCCACCGTGCTTGAGGAGACTCCTCAGAATCTGGTCAACTTGATTAAGTGTGGAGTACAGTTCTCCGGCGGCCATAGCCAGTTCTGCCTCGGTACGCTCTTCCGGCAGGTCGAACTCAAGTGTGACTTTCATGCTTCCTGCCCCCTTGCGCGGATTGCATTCTCAAGATCACGAAGAAACGTAGGTTTTGATCCATCCATCCATTCTTTTCGCACTGCTTCAACGCAGGCTTCTCTTTCATCTGCACGGACAAGGGCGGCGAAACGCTCAACAGCAGCAATCCGTTCGTCACTTGTCATCCACAAATCAGCCTCTTTGGCCCAGCGTAGGATGTCGTTCACTTCAGTTCTCCTTGCCCAGTTCTGCTGCTGCACGGACTATTGCGCGGCGGGTGGCGGCGAGGGGATCTTCACCATTACGCTCGAGGAACACTTCTTTTTGCGTAAACTCTTGCCCGCAAATAGCCACCTCGTCATATGAACAATTTAAGGTTAGCCGCAGCTTCACCGCCAACTCAAAGGCATCACCAGAATCTGTGAGGGGGTTCCAAGGAGTCCAGCCCATTTCAGCGCGGATTCGTGGCGTGTCATGAATCCATCCAAACTCAATCCCCGCCGCCTTTGCAGCGGCCTCAAGCAATTCACGATCTGTCATACCAACACCCCCACAACGAACGCAATCGCCCCAACGAGACAAACAACGCACAGTCCCAGCACCAGCAGTTTGCCCAAGGACTCCACGGCGTCGTCATCAACGCCGACTTCGGTTGCCGCCTCGGCGGGCGGCGGAGCGTCATGTTCTTTCATTGCACTCTCCTTACTGGCTGTGCCAGCAACCACTTGTCCCCCAGGCGCAGGACGCTGCGGACCCAGGCCTTGCGATTGTGGCGATTGACACTGGTCGGCACCAGTGGGTTGGACCATAACTCCCGGG